GCAATATTGTTTTTGGATATAACCGAAGGCAAAAGCTACGAGATCGCTTTATATATACTCGGGTTACTCTCTGGAGCATTAATGAGTTGCATCAACTATTACTTCGGCAGTTCTACCGGGTCAAAAGAAAAGAGCAAAGAACTACAGGAGATCATGGAAAAGAAAGAACCACGCGTATGAATTACGGAGCGTATTTTTCTGAAAAAGAATTTATCTGCTCGCATACCGGCAAAGTAGAAATGGACCAGAACTTCTTAGATCGTCTAAATGAACTAAGAGGACTATATGGAAAGAGTTTGCGAGTAACCTCTGGATTTAGAGATGTTACCCATCCAATAGAAGCCAGAAAGAAAACACCTGGTGCGCATACAACCGGACAAGCGGCAGATTTAGCAGTTAGAGGGGCAGATGCCTACAAACTCTTAGAAATCGCACTTAGTCTTAAATTCTCAGGAATCGGAGTTGCCCAAAAGGGTGCTGCCAGATTCATTCACCTAGATACTCTTATTACTACCGGCACGAGACCACGGCCTACAATTTGGTCTTATTAATTGTGCCCGTAATTGTGTCCCAATGAGTGTATAATCAACATAAATGAGTGGTAGGGTAAAATTTAAGTATCTGATTTATCGGGGTTATTTTTTACTAAATTTAGGTGGCTAGAACTTTCACGGTGGGTACAGGGGTTCGAATCCCCTTGGGGACGCCATCTTTCGGCACTATTTACAGATTGTGCCTGTGATGTGCCCGAATCGGTCGGTTTTTTCAAACGGTTTGTGGCCTCTCTCAAACTAGATGGTGCTAGATGTGCATAACGCATTACCATCGTCAAACTAGACCACCCTCCTAGTTCTTTCAACTCAGCTAGAGACATTCCATTTTGTAATCCCCAACTAGCAAATGTATGGCGCAGATCGTGCCATCGAAACTCTTGTATTCCTGCCTTATCGAGTGCCTTTTGAAAAGGTCTTTTTGGATTGATGATTGGTCCTCCTGATGGTTGCGGAAAACAATACACTTTATTTTTCCCAGAACACTCTTTTAAGATTTCTAATGCCCAATCACTTAGCGGAATAATTAGTTGTTTTTTATTCTTAGACTCATCAGACCAAACAACGACATTTTTTGATCGTCTGTTTACCTCACTCCATTTCAAATTTAAAACGTTATTTCTTCTTAGTCCAGTAGCCAGTGAGAACGCCACTGCGGGCCTCAAATAATCCGGTAATACCTTTTCTAATCGTAGCCATTCACTTTGCGACAAGAACCTCATACGGGTTTGTTGTATGGGTTTTTTGTATAAAATAGGTAAAGGATTTTTGTATTTCTGAGCAGATAAACGAGCCGCTGCCATCACTACCGTTACATATCTATTGAAGGTAGGATTGCTTACTTCTAAATGCTCCTCTAGGTACTTATTTGTTACCTCGTGAATCGGGACGTCTTTGTATGAGTTTAGAAATTTTTGGACGATGGCTCGATCTGTATCGATGCGTTTTGCCTTAATTTGCCTCATTTCAAACCAGTCTGATAGACAAGCAAACAAAGTACGTTTTGCACTGCTGAACTCTTCTAATTCTTTTAAAAACTCTAAAGCTAGTTGATTGGCTTTGCGTTTGGACTTTGTTCCAAGACTTTTTCTAATCTTTTCCTTGCGATGCCAAACTGAGAGCCAGTAGATGCCATGTCGTTGATACAAGTGCATAACTTCGCATATTCCACTAATTGAGAGACCAAAAACCCATATTCTTTTCCAACCTTGAAACCTACCTTACCTTGACGTGCTAAGGAACGCAAGGTATTTGGGGAGCATCTTAAAAACTCTGCGGCTTCGGCCAGGGTCAGGCTAGTATCTTGCGGTGTTCTTATCATCTTTTTTCTTCTCACATATATAAATTTTCTCTCCAACTTTTATAATAGGAAGTTTTTGCCTCTCAAAAAAAGTCAAAGGGCGTGTAATTTCTTTCAAGTTAAATTGTTTGTCTATTCCCATTTATCATACCCTCCAGACGGGACGTGGTCCCAATCATCAAAATAGTCATCATCATCCCGTTTTTCTTTCTTTATTTTTGTAACGTTTTGAACTGGTTTTTCTTCCGTTTTAAAAAGCATCCCACACTTTTTGCAACGCCTTCTTCTTCGAACGATTCCAGGGGCAGCGCGTGTATCAAGCGTTTCACTTTTTGCGTTGCATGTTGGACAGTTCACTTTTTTCCTCTTCGATCACTAACCGGTTCAAATACCATCTGGCTTTTTTTAAATCCTCAATCCAATTCGATTTTTTACGAGAAAGATACTTCAAAACACTACCTAATAAATATCCTTTAAATTCTTCTTTGGACATTTTCGCCTCAATTACATCGATGGTTTCAATCCCTCCGGATTTGTAGTAATCAGGATTAATCGGGTCTTTAGAATGGTGGGACATCGTCTTTTCTTGCGTAGTCATTTTCTCTTCTTCCATTCCCATCTCCATTGTTATTTTTCTTCTTTGGCTCATAAAGTCCGAACCACCCTTCACTATTTATCGGAACAACATCGAGTTTTAAACTAAACCCTTTGTCGTTCTCAATTACTTTTCCGCAAGTAACATACTTCTTTTTTTCTTGCCCTGTATTCGGGTCTTGATATGTACCCGTTACAGCTACTACGTCATATTTAACTTTAGCCATCTTACTTCCCCCTTGAGTTGTGTTCTTTTTTCCATTCGAAGTTTCGAAACATACATTTTGCATCCATAACATCTGGCGAGTTTTCTACTTCCATAATTCCTTGATAAAAACTTTCCGCTTGCCTATAACCTGCTTTGTAAGCTACCTGCCAGAGTTCATGGGTTTCGTTCAAATTTATATATTGAAACAACCAAACCAAAGAACCACCTGCAATGAAGACAAGCATTTTTACTATCAAGGCAATTCCTTAGCCAAAATATCAAAGTAAACCTCATCAAAAATACTTTTTTTCATTGTAAAGAAATCTCTTTGTATGACTTCGTTAAACAAGCGTGAATAAAACGCTGTGTAGTCGTTGTTCAATTTATACTCTGCATCTGCATCAACATCCAAACCGAGTTGACCACGCATGTTTTCCCATAGCGATCTTACGCCTGCATGATTTTTTCTTTTTGAAATTCTTAATGCAAGATCATAAAATGTTTGCCAAACTACCGGATTATTCTTATGAAATTCAATACAATTTTCAATCAATATTCCTGCCTTAAAACCCAGATTTGTTGGGTCGTAATATTGTCTGTTGGCATGTAATTGAAATAATTGTTCTTCTATTTCTTTAGGTGTACCTTTAATAACATACTCGAGCATTTCTAACTCCTAACTTGGTTAATTGCTTTTCCATGTCATCTACTTCTGCTAAAAACTCTGTTACATCTTTTTCTAGTTCTTCTCTTTCTTTGGCAGTAGGCTCAAAGCGCACTACAAAGAGTTCGATATCTTCTCCTACTCTGGGGTCATAACTTACAAAGTCGCACCATGCTCTCCCCGTACAAACGAGTTGAGCAATCATCTGGTTTTTGTGAGTTGTAGGGACTTTGCCTGCAAGTAGCCACTCAATATGTGTAGTTGAGTTAGGGCATTTGATTTCGATAAGCCCGTCTTTATCTACCAATCCATCTGGTGATGCGCCAAAATTCTCTATGGTGGGGTGGAGCAGAAAACCAACCTCTGCCATACCACTATCTTTATTTTTTAATTGATAAGCCATCCTTGCAATTGGCTCGTTTTCTGTACCCCATTCCATAGAAGGAGAGACAAAAGAATCTACAGGCATTTGAGTACGTCGCTCAGTGAGTAAACGAATCGCATAATTTTTTCGTTTCACTCCTGTTTTTGAGCGCATATCATTTGCCTTAGATGCAGTGCCTTTTCCAAGACGTTGCTGAAACCATTCTTCTGATCGTTGGTCCATCAAAACTGCCTCGCGTGAGTCTCAGCAATCTGTTTGTTACGAGCCTGAGCCTTATTAACTACTTCATTGGTAGTGTCTTTCGATTGCTGATGGATAGCGTTTTCAACCTCATTCGCACTTGCAAATTCGGTTCCTCCAAACCCTAGTCCAGCTAAGGCTCTTCCTATTGCTGAGGTTTCCGCATTT